GGAACCAGACCATAAGGCCCGCTAACAGAAGGATAAGCCATCTAAAGCTCCTAAGTTTAAGTTCCTTTACCGAAAGTAACCTTCGTCTTCCGTTCATTAAACAACGGCATACGAGGATCATTTTCTCTCATAAAGTTGTTGTCTACAGATGACATCTGAGCTTGTGCCTGATCGTTATAATAGGCGTTTCGTTCTTCAATCATTTCGACTGGAGCCTTACACAACATCAAACCACCAATAACCACATTGTCTTTAAAGCGTTCTTGCTCGATAGCAACAATGGTAATTTCTGGATGATCCGACGCCTTTACTGGCTCCCAACCTTCTCTAAGTTTCGAAGAAACGTTGGTGGCGTCAACCTGACCCTGCGTACTAACGCGTACCCAGTGAAAGTTATATCCCGGCTCGGGATTAGGAGATGGTAACACCTCTGGGCGCTGCCAAGCCTTTTTACGAACTGTACGTTCGCGGGTTTCTAAATCACGGTTAATCCGATTCTCAGCCATTTTGTTTCCTCATATCTATTGCAACCTGTTTGGCGTATTGTTCGGGCGTTAGCCCCAACCGTTTAGCGATTTGAACCTGAGTACGTGTCAACGTAACTTTCTTAGGTGCTGTGCTCCGCGTTGCGGGGGCAACCACTTGGGTCTTCTTTCGCTTCGGTTCGATCTCCTCAAAGTTATCTGGGAAGACCTGACGCATACGAGAGTCAATCGTCTCGTAGTATTCATCACTTTGTGGGCTTACGCCCTGTTTGACAAGTTTATTATGCAACCCCAGCGCTAAACTCGTCATCTCATCATCGCTACCAAACCACGAATTGTTCTTTTGCCAATCTGCGGCCCGATCATCGACTTGTACTGCCGGGGCGGTCTGTTCTACCTGTTGTTGTACAGGGGTTTGTGTTTCCTGTAAAGCGGGTATTTTGAAGTTTGCTAGTCTTTCGGACTTTAACTTAGCATTTGTTAGCTTTTCTTGTGCTTCCAAGACAGCATCGGAATCACCTGATTCATACGCTTCCTTATAGCTACGTTTAGCTGCTTCTGTTTCAATAGAAGCATTCTTTTTAGCTTGCTCAAGTAATGCTGTTTGGTTCTTGTTTACATTACCCTTTAGCTTTTTGTTCTCTTCCATAAGCTGTTGAGTAACACGCTCAAGTTCCTGACTTTGCCGTACAGCTTCTTCTTTAGCTCTACGCTCGTCATGGTAACCCTTGCTAAAATGTTGGATACGCTTGCGAACCTTGTCGGAATAGTCTTCCAACTCATCATCTGTGACATCCGTTGGGGGATCAGACGCTTTACGGTTACGATCAGCTTTCGGCGTGTCATCGACCACTTCAACCTCAACGTCGTTGTCATCAGTATCCGCTTCACTTTCAACTTCAGGAGCATCGGCTCCATCTGCTGCGAAATCTGCTGCAGTTTTCTTGCCAGTAATGTCGATCTCAACTGCACTCGTCTCCTCAATAGCCAATGCGTTATCGGTTTCATCTTCAGGAAACTCAAATTCTACTTTTTGAAATGCCATATCTACGCCCTCTGTATCCCGGTTGGATCAGCAACGACTGCCTCAATAGAGTCGTCATTCATCAACCGATATTCTATACCACCAATAGTGAATCGTGTGCCCGAGTTCATTCGGAACATCACAAAGTCACCTTCTTTACACCACGGCCCGTCAGGGAAACGTTCTTTGTCTCCGTAAGCGGCTGATCCCATGTCCACAACAAGTCCAATAATAGACATAATGTGGTCTTGAGTTTTAGCAGTGTCTGTCTTGATGATAGAAGTACCTGATATGGTTTCTTCTGGTTGTGGTAGCGCTACGAGTACGCGGTAGCCTACGGGTTTTGGGAGTTGTAGCTCCAATTCAGCATCGCTGATTTTAACTGGTTCTTCAGTCATTATCGTCATCCATATAGTTTTTCGCAAGGTCTTCAATGTAAGACTTGCTGGCTCCGAGACCTCGAATTAAGCCAACAACCTCTCTAAACTCCGCATAGTCTTTAGGTGACCCCGCGGTTAAGAAACTCTGTGCAGACGAGATATCCCCGTCGATTTTATCTTTCAGCACGTCAAAGACGGTTTTTGCCATTGTATGTTATGACTCCTTTTTAGGGTTTTTGTTTGCGTTCTGCATCATGCGAGCAAGTTCAAGGTCAACCTTGTTGTCCTCTACACGCTTCGCTGTAGCATCTCTGACCCCTTGACGTTTGGCGTCGATAGCCAGCTCTGCCTTCTCTACGTTAATCTGTTCCGAAGCAATCTTAGCATCAATCATCATTTTCTGCTGTTTCTGCTTCAGTTCAGCTTGTTTAACTTGTGAGTCGGCTTGGTCTTTCTGGGCTTTACGCTGCTCTTCTGACTGCTTGATCTGCAGCTCGGCCTGTTTCATCTGGATGATAGGGTCTTGCTGCTGCTGTTGAGCTTTCTGCTGCGCGGCTTGCTGCTGGTTTGCCTGCGTAAGTTGCTTGCCTGCGTCTGCTACTAGACGTGACAGTTGTACTTCCATATCCTCTGGCAGCTCCTCGTTTGGAGCGGGTAGCGGTGCGCCTAGCTTCTCTTCTATCTTCTGGCGATAGGCGAAGCCAAGGTGTTCGGCAATATGCGCCTGTAGAGACGCCATAATCTGTTTTGCCTGCGGGTTCTGACCGATCATCTGAGCCATCATCGGGTCTTGCATAAACGATGTATGCGTAGCGATGTGGGCTTCGTGGTCTTGGTAGATAAACGCTTTCATCGGTTTNCCGATAAGAGCATCCATGTTCTCGCTTATTGGGTCTGCAGGCTTCGCATCATCCTTCGTAGGTACGAGCTTGTCTGCNTTCTTCACGCCTAACACTTCTATCATCTGCCGATGTAGCTGTGGTAAGTCATATATCTGTGGAGCCTGCGCTGACATCTGGAGCACTGTNTGGTACTGTACCACCCGTTGCGCCATAGTAGAGTTGTTAGGGTCGCTCACAGGGATCACATCGACCATAAGGTAGTCTGCCCGCTTGGCGCTTACTTCGCCTCTGTACGGGACGTACGCGTACTCTGTGGGGGCATACTCTGCCATGATAGCCTTGAGTAGCTTAAACTCCTGCTTCATCGCGTAGTGTACGCGTGCTTGCACCGCAGCCATAGGTTTAAGTGTGCGCTCCAAGAGTGCTAACGTAGTGCCCACAGGAGCATTTGCGGACATGTCTGAGATGTCCATATCACTGATCGCGCCTAATCTACGACCTTCAGTCGTAATCTGGTTCAGAAGCGCTAGGAGCGTCTGTGAAGGCTCTTTGTAAGGTAGTGGCATGATGTTGTCACGGATAGACCCTGACGGCACGTCTACGTCCTTAAACTCGCCCGGATTGATTGGTGAGTCGTCCCCCTTGATACGTAGTCCACGGGACTTTAGCCCTCCCGGGAGGTTGGAGAGTGTACCAGCATCAACAAGCTGACGTATCAAGGAAGTCCCAGCACGGGCGTACCCACCGATAATGTGGATCAATCCAAGGCCATAAAACCCGAATCCCGGCACATATACATAGTGGACGAAGTGCTGTCGTTTGAGCGTGAGTGGGTCACCCTCCTCGTAATTCCTACGGATCGCCAGCACTTCGCCACTGCCACGCTCTATAGTGACGACGTACGGACGAGCGATCCCATCGTCATCATCAATCCCATCAATCAACAGGTCAGCGTGTATCTCATAAACAGCATATCGGTCATCATTAGTAAGCGAATACCCGCCGTCTTCGGCTTTCTTCTCTTCGATGTCCGTGTGGTAAGGTTCTGGCTCTCCAAGGTCTATATCTCTATAGAACCCTGCAGCTTGTAGCTTCTTCAATTCGTTCTTAGTCTTACGCATTACGTGCGTTACACGCTCTGCGGACTCAATATTTGACGCACCATAGGGTACAATCACGTCTTCCGCGGAGATATAAATAGCGACTTGACGGCCTAAATTAGGGTCAAAATACACCTTTTTAAAGGCTGAACCCGCTAATCCAAGGCTGTAGAGCATCCGTTCGTGCTCTGGGCGGTACTCAACCATGTTCTCGGTGAGTTCGTAGTTCATGTCGGCCTTTACACGGCCTGCGGCTTCTTCTTTTTCCTTAGTTTCTTCACCAAGAATCTTTGTTTTTACTGGTCCTGACGCAGGAAATGTCTCTGACATAGCCTCTGCTTGGAATCTAATCGCTGCTTCTGCAAGAACTGTAGAGTTTACACCACACGCGCCCTCCCAAGGGTCCATACGTTCCTCGTATTTGAAGCCTAAAACGTCCAAACCTTTGACAAATGTGTCTGCCCAGTCTTTGCGACCCTCTATATCTGTCTCTACTTGACCTACGAGATCGCTGGAGAGTTCATGCAAATGCGACTCATCCAGAACTTCGGCCAAGTTCATACCAAATTCGGTAAAATCTAGCTCGTCACCGGGGATTATGGTGATCTCCATGCCGCCGTCCGCTAAAGTAACTGACTCAGGATCAACTATTTCGATCTCCAACTCAGATACATCCATCTCTTCCACACCTTCCAGACCGTCCTCAAGACCTTCTGGAGCTGCGTATAATCCTTTTTCAATAGCCATAGCTAAATCCCCTAATAATATCCGCCTCGGCGCTGTTTGAAGAACCGCTCTTCGTCTGGTTCGTCAGTCGGTAGGCGTATGAATCCTCCCTGTCTAAACCGCATTAGGGCCATAACTGTCGAATCCACAAGGTCATCATTACTCATAAATGGAAATCCTGCAATCTCTTCGACAACTTCTTCTGCCCACCTAGTCTGCGGCACCCATACAAGCTCGGACGCAATTATGTCCGCTACAGAGTTGAGACGTGCCGTTTTATCTCCAGACCCCCTGTGAGGGGTATACTCTGATATAGGTAAGCCCATACGCCGCATCTCTTGATACAAGGCCACCCCAGAACTTTTCTTCTCCACAATAAACGAGTCTGGTTCCCAATCTTGGTACTCTTCCATTGCGAGTTGTTTAAGCTCTGGGAACTCAATACGCTGTTTTATGCTATTTAACAATATAATATTGTAAGCATTGGTTTCCTCGTTCAAGAAAACACCCCATGTGGTAAGCGCTGTATAGTCTGCACGGTTGTGCTTCTCGGCTGCGGCGTCGAGCGACATGATAATATATTCACAGGACGGCGGCGTCTCGTGTGTCCACTCCTGCCACCACTCTCGCTTAACAATAGCTGCTTCTTCCGCGGTTGGCTGCTGCTGGTACTGCGCATTCCACTGGAACGTAGGCATCGACGCCTTGGTACGTAGCAACGCCTCTAAATCAAAGAACTCAGGCCACAGGGGTTTCTGCACTTCTTTCTTAGTTTTCTT